AGTTTGGCTTTTTCAGCTCAATTAGAAATATGGCAGGGCGCTGATGATGATGGAGCTGATGCCAATGGACTTTATCAAGAAGCAAACCATTTAGAAAATAACTCAGGAAACCCACATCCTAATTGGACTAGGCTATGGCATAAGGAATACACAGTTGTTCAAGATGCACCTGCAGATGTTACAAAAACTTGGAACCCATCAACACCAATACAGGTTAGTGGAGTTGGAACTAAGTACATAGCTTGTTTGAAGATTACCCCTTCCTATCCTGCTCAATTTAATGGAGATAGCACTTCTTTTGAATTTGTTGGAGATAGTCATTTTACGATAAGTGGTCAAGCTGATATGAGTGTTGGAGAAGATATAACAGACCCACACTTCTTTCTTCCTGATGGTAAGCAGTCTGACTTTATTATGGGTATAGCGCATATGTATAATCTTCACTTTCATACAGACCCAATATCAAAAACGGTTTTTGTTGAGCCATATGATTTCTTTTATGAGTCCAAAACAAAAGCATACGATTGGTCTGACAAAGTTGATTACTCTAAAAATACAAGCGAAGAATTTCCTCACGAGCTAAAATCGGAGATAAGAGTCAAATATAAAGACGCTAGTTCTGATGCTTTTCTAGAAAGGTTTAATGCTAGAAACCTAATAGATTGGGGTGAATATAAAGAAATAGACTCAAATAGTCATTTTCAAGACGGAACATATACCATTGAAAATAAATTTTTTAGCCCAACATTTAATTGGTATGAGCCTGAATACAAAGATGCTGAAGTTGGTCACGACCAAGGTGAAGCTCCCTTGATACCAATATATCATCAAGAATACTCTTATCTTCAGGCAGCAAGATTTGCAGACAGGGCAGATAAAAGGTTTCAGATTGGAGCAAGAATATTATTAACAGCTCCATTATACTCAGGGGCTGCAGGAAGTAAGGTTTACACAGCTTATGAAAGCGCACAAACAGGACAGTTAACTACCTATAGCTATAATCTGTCACAATTATTACAGCCTTCAGACGCAGAGAAAGATAACTTTACAAGGGCAAACTTTATACATTTTGATAATATAGCTGACCCTGATGGAGCAAGTAATAGATATAGATTGCAATATAGTACAGGTAATTATAGTGAAGAAAAAGCATTTAATGTTCCTTTGAACACTGATATAATGATTGACCCCAACCTATCTTTCAATGATGTAATTTACTATCACGAAAACGGTGATGACTTTTCTGATGGTTTTACTGATGACACAAACCCTGATACAACTCACAGATTAAGAGGTCTATTCTATAATTTTTACAACAGAATGTTTAAGCAGCTAAAAGCAAGACCTAGAATCAGGATAACATATTTTAAGCTTGACTATGATGATATATTAAGATTAGATTTTAGAAGGTTGGTTTTCCTTGAGGGCACTTATTACAGAATAAACAAGATAGTAGATTATCGTCCTCACAAAATAGAATCTACAAAGGTTGAGCTTATGGAGTTCTTTGATTTAGGAATAAATGATGTTAATGATGGAGATGTTATGAATATAGTAAATGGATTGAATATATAATGAAAGCAGGTATATCAGGAAGGATTGAACTAAAAAAGCAAAGGAACAAGCTATATACTGAAATAGATGGAGTATATACCCCTTTGGTGTATGAGCAGCAAGACTCTGATGGTCAATACTACTACAGAGAGGTTTTTGTTACAGACCCAAATAGATTGGCAAAGCAGAAATCTTTACTTAATAAGTCTGTTAGAACTAGCTCTGTAAAAGATTTTGATGTTGTAACAACTACAACACCACAAGAAGGAACTAAAACAAAGATAACAGAAAAAACAGTAAAAAATACATTATATCTAACTTACAAGCAAAACGTAATCTCTAACGATTCAGATGGTCAATCTTCAGGAACAAGAGTTAGCCAATGGACTTCAATACAGGGGTCAAGCTTTTTTAGACAAGGCACCACATCTAGTCAACCATATTTAGGTGGAATTTCAGGTGGTGTGGCAGGTCAGTCTCCTTTGTATTTTGACCATACAGCTACACATCTAGAAGCAAACTCAAATATTACCTTATCAAATAATTTTTCAATATTTATTTCTTTTAGTATTGAAAAAGATAAGTATGTAAGGCTTTTGGGTAACTCTAGTGATGCAAATGTTTTTATTTCATTTAATGAGAATGCAAACCTAAACTTTCACTTTGGTCTTGGCTCTGGGCTTACATACGAACTATCACATTCAACAGAAATTTTAAGAGACACACCTTATGTTTTATCTTTAGTTAGAAGTGGCTCTACATTGACTGTCAGATTGAATAAAACCTCTTTGGGTTCTTTGACTGTATCTACTAACGACTTAGTAATCAATACATTAGGAAGGGCAAAAGATACAAACTTTTTCTTTGGTGGTCACATAAGTGCTGTTCAGTTTTGGGATGAAGCTTTAAGTGTTAAGCTAGAGGAGTTTGAAGATATTTTGTTGAATGAAAACACAAACCTACTATACTAATGAGTGATATTACAAGTATATTAAGAAAGGAGCTTGATTTGATAGGTAAAGATTTGGTTAAGTCCATAAAGAATGAACTTGCTAATCAAAGACATATTGCTACAGGAAAACTTGCAAACACAACAAATCATAAGGTTAATGTAAGTCAAACTGAAGGCAATCTTTTAATATCATCAAAAGCAAAGTATTGGAGAGCTGTTAATGATGGAGCAAAGCCACACAGACCACCTTTTGAAGATATAATGAAATGGATGGATGATAAGGGTATTGCTTATTCGGATGAGGCAGAAAAAAAACAAATAGCTAATGCTATAATAAGAAGAATAGCAATAGAAGGTACTCCAACAAAGGGTAGTTTTTCTAGAACAGGAGCAACATTTAGAAGGGGTTATCTAAATCGTTCTGTTGGTAGCAAGAAGCAAAGTATAACAAGAAGGCTACAAAAAGTTATAGGCGACCAAATAAAAGTAGAATTTAATAAGGTAATAAAAAAAGCAAACCAAGATGGCTGAAGAATTAAATTATAGAGTAAGGGTATTAGGTATTGATAAGCTTGTTCAGCTTAATAAAGATATTAAAGAAAACGCCAAAGAGCTTCGTGAGAGAAAGAAAGCTATGAAGGGTGATGAGGAGGCTCAAAAGGAAAATATGAAGCAAGTCATTGAGCTCACAGATGAACTAAAAAAGCAAAGAAAAGAATTTAGAGAAGGCTCTAGGGTTCAAGGAGAGGTTCAGTCACAAACCAAAAAGACGACTAGCTTTACAATGAAAATGGCTACTGCTTTTGGTGTAGCTTCACTTGCTGTAGATGGACTTAAAAAAGCATCCAAATTTCTTGGCGACCAAATAAAAGAAAGTATTGTTGTATTCAAGGAGTTTGACTTTCAAATGGCTAAAGTTAGAGCTATTAGTGGTGCTACTGATTTAGAATTTAAAAGACTAAAATCTAGTGCAGAAGAACTTGGTAGAACAACATTCTTTACAGCAACACAGGTAGCAGAGTTGCAAACAAACTTATCAAAGCTTGGTTTTACATCTGTTGAAATATTAGACGCACAAGCAGCGACACTTGCAACTGCAACTGCAGCAGGTGAAGACTTGGGTAGAACTGCGACTGTAATGGGTTCTGCAATACGAGGTTTTGGACTTGATGCTAGTGAAGCGACAAGGGTAGCAGATGTTATGGCTACAGCATTTACAAGTTCAGCTTTAGATATTGAGAAGTTTCAAACATCAATGACAAAGGTTGCTCCTATTGCTAAGATGGCAGGTTTTGAGATAGAGGGCACTACTGCAATCTTGGCTTCCTTGACGGATGCAGGTATTGAGGCTTCTATTGCAGGTACATCTTTAAGAAACATATTCTTGCGTTTAGCAGACCCAACATCTGACTTATCTAAAAGACTAGGTGGCTCTGTAAGTTCTGTTGATGAGCTTATACCAAAATTAAAATCATTAAAAGATTCAAATATTGCACTATCTGATGTTTTAGGAATTACAGATAGAAGAACTGCTGCTGCATTTGGTAGATTGCTAGATAGTAGTGAGGGGGTTATGGTACTTACAAATGCTTTGAGAAATTCTTCAGGTGCTGCAGAAAATATGGCTGAAATTGTTGGTGATAGCTTACAAGGAGCTATGCTTCGTTTTAAATCTGCTGTTGATGGTTTTAGAATTGCTTTAGTTGAGTTGTTTGGTGATAGGCTTCAAGATGGTTTTGACTCAGTAGCAAGATTCTTTAACAATTTGGCAAGCCCAAAAAACATAGCTAGATTCGAAAAGCTAGGTAAAGCTTTTAAGAATGTAATTAAATTTTTAGCAGCATATACTATAGGAACAAAGGCCGCAGCTCTTGCTACAAGAATATTTGCAAAATCAGCATTTGATACAGGTGTTGTGTTAGGTGGTAGATTAGTAAAAGGTTTATCTTTAGCAAAAAATGGTTTTAGAGCTTTAACAGCTTCTATAGCTTCCACAGGAATTGGTCTTTTAGTTATAGCATTGGGAGAATTGGCTGTCAATCTTATGAAGGGCAAGTCTGCTATATTTGATGTTGTTAGCGCACAAGAAAGACTAAACAAAGCTCAAAAAGAAGGTCGTGAGGATATGCAAGAAGCTGTTATACAAACTACAGCGTTAGCAAACTCTAAAAGAAAACTTAATGAGATGCTTGATAATGAGGGCAAACTTTTGGATAATACAGCGGTAGGTCAAGCAATATATAACGATAGAAAACAAAAGTTTAGACTAGAGCTTGTTAATGTGAACAAAATAAACAAAGCATACAATCAAACTTTGCTTACAGAAAAATCAACAATAGACGACATTATTACATCTACTGACAATCTGATTACTAAAATGAAAGACAGAATGTTGCAGGAGAGTTTCCAAAAGTTATCTAAAGATTTTCTAGACCAAGCAGTTAGCGCGAATTTACTTTTAGATGAATTCACACAAGGAGCAAGTGTTCTTGAAACTAGAGAACTTAATATTTTTAGACAATTTGATGATGTAGATGCTGAAGTTAAAAACGCTAAAAGAGCTATAGAGTTTCTGCAAGAAAATCAAAGGTTTACAACTGATATAAGTAAAATACCACAAGAAGACTTTGCAAAACTTAGAGCAGCAAGATTAAGAGATTTGTTAGAAGCAGAAGGTATGACTCTACAAGAATTTGCAGAAGCAATAGAAGCAGGTTTCTTTGAAGAACAAACATCTAAAATTCAACAGAGCTTACAAAATCAAATGAGTGAAGGTGCAAGTTTGTTTGACACAGGTGAAGTAAGAGGTGATGGTGACCCTGACCCATTAGGTGTTAACACAAGGCGAGAGATGGAGATGGAGCGACACAATGAAGAATTGTTACACTTAAGGGAAATGTTTATAAACGATTCTAATGGATTGAAATTAGCAGAGATAGATGAAGAAATATTTCATCAAGAGCAACTTAAAAAATTATTAGATGAAGAAGGAAAAGAAACGCATCAAATAGATTTAAAGATACAGAAAAATAAACTTGCTCTGCGTAATGAAATGAGAAGACAAGAGCTTGAAACTGCACAACAAAACTTTGACGAAGACAAGCATATTTTAGATATGCAATTAGCTGAAAACTTTATAACAGAGGTAGAGCATAAGGCAAAGCTTCTTGAGTTAGAGAAAAATTTTACACAAGCAAAGAAAGATATATTTATAGGTGATTTACAGATGATGAAGCAGCTTTTAGATGAGCAAAGAGGACAAGAGCTAACTGAAGCACAATTACAAAAAGAAGCTATAGAACAAAGAATTGCAGATGTTAATGAATTGGGTGGTGCGTTGCAACAGCTAGGTGGTGTTATGGGCGAAAACAACAAACTTGTTCAAATAGGAACAAAACTACAACAGGCTGCTGCCCTTGCTACCTCAATACAAACATTAAAGGAAAAATTAAACATAAAAACAACGGTTGCAAGTACGGCTGCTTCAGCAACAAAAACAACTGCAAATGCTGCAGAAACTGTTTCTAAAGCAGCAACAACAACAGCCTTTCCTGCAAACTTAGCAGCTATTGCTGCTACTATTGGAGTGTTGGTTGCTGCTCTTTCTCTTTTTGGTGGTGGTGGTAGAAATGTAGATGAAGAAGGTGCTGAAAACTTTTTTGCTAAAGGTGGTCTTACAAAGGGTGGTATGTTTAGAGGTGCTTCACACGCCAATGGTGGTGTTAAGTTTGCAGTAGGCGGTAGAATACACGAGGCAGAAGGTGGAGAGGCAATAATAAACAAAAGGTCAACAGCTAGGTTTAGACCAATACTATCTGCTATAAACTCCTACAATGGAAACGGTGTTAAGTTTGCTGATGGTGGCGTTATATCATCAGGAGAAAAGTTTGCGCTTGGTGGAGAACTAGCAAACATACAAAGAATGGTTTCAGGAAGTGGAGTGACACAAAAGGTTGTTATGGTAGAAAGTGATGTAACCTCAACACAGAGTAGAGTTTCTTCGTTGGAGAGTCAAGCATCATTTTAACAACTGACTGTTAACAAGTTTGTTACAATATAATTTTGTAGTTTTTTTAAAAGAATATATTGCGATATGATAAAAAATAATAAGCTGACAATAGTTAAAGAATTTGTTGAAAGTGCTTATGTTGATATCAAAAATAGACATTCTGATGAAGCAGGAATAAAAGATGTTCTAATGTTCCTAGCAGAAAAAGGCTTGATTGAGCCTAGAAGATTACGAGATTATATGATTATCAAAGACTACTCTGATTTCTTAAAAAAGAATGATAATAGAATTTGTGTAACAATGATTGACCTAGCTATAAAGTATGATATTTCGGAAAGAACGGTACAAAATATTTTATACAAAACTAGGGCTAAATTTAGCAAAAAAGCAAATATTAGAAAAAATTTGTAAACTTTTGCTAAAGAGCTATAATTGATATAATTACATTTGCAGAATGAATAATTGGTATGAATTTCACAACTTAGTAGAAAGCTCAACTGTAGAAATATCTATCTATGATGAGATAGGTGATTACGGAACTTCTGCTAAAAACTTTATAGATGACTTAAAGTCAGCAGGTGACAAAGACATTAACATCAGAATGAACTCCGTAGGGGGTAGTGTTTTTGATGGACTTGCTATTTACAATGTTCTTCGTTCCCATAAAGGATATGTCAATGTTAAGATTGAAGGTTTATCTGCTTCTATAGCAAGTATTATTGCTTTAGCAGGTGACAACATAGAAATGGCTGAAAATGGCTTTTTTATGATTCACAATCCATTTGGCAAATCTGCAGGTGGAGCAGACGATATGCGCAAGACTGCTGACTTACTCGATAAAATCAAGCAAGAGCTTGTTTCTATTTACGCAGGGAAGACTCAACTTTCAGACGAGACAATTTCTGATATGATGGATAAAGAGACTTGGCTAACAAGCCAAGAGGCTAAAGAGATGGGTTTTATAGATACTATTACAGAACCTATTAAAGTGGCTGCTAGTTTTAACTTCTCTAAATTTACTAATGTAGATGAGAAAGAGGTGAAAAACAGATTGGAACTAATTAGTAATATTAAGAAAACGAAAATGACTGAAGAATTAAAATCTTGGTTCAACGGTGTTAAAGAAGAAATCATTAACGCTGTAAAGGGAGAAGGCGTAGCTGAAGCCCCTGCTAACGAAGAAGTTTCAGTTGTTCTTTCTGATAATGAAGAAGTTGTAAACAAGCTTACTGATTTGTCAAATGAGAAAGAAGAACTTTCAAGCATCATTTCTAACAAAGAGACTTCAATCTCTGAATTAGAAAACAAGGTGTCTGAATTAGAAGCTGAATTAGCGAAGCTAAACGCTACAGAAACTAAAGTAGAAGCAGATAACGACCCTGCAATTAACGAAACTGATGTTGTTGTTAACGAGTGGGATGCTTTTGCAAAATCAATTTTAAAATAATAAATTAAAAAATTATGGCTAATACTGTCGCAAATTTACCTACAGTTAATAAATATGATGTAAGTAAAACAATTATCGAGCCTTTATTTATGGGGCAAGAATATATGTCTTATATGGACATTATGCCTAATGTTTCAGGAACTGTTAAAGTTGACAAGTTCAAGCAATTAGGTGGAATTACTAACGCTTTCAGTTCATCTTTTTCTGCTGAAACTGCAGAAATAGGTGATACAGTAACAATCACTCCTGTTCGTAGAGAAGCAGAGATTGCATTCAGAGGAGACTCTTTATACAACAAAATTAAAGGTCAACTTATGAGAGGTGGCTTTGAGTTTGATAATGTTGAAGGAACTGTTGTAAAAAACATTTTATTAGACCTTATCGGACAAGGTGTAAAAGCTGACTTTAACAAGCACCTTTGGTTATCTGATACTTCTGCATCAGGTGCTTTCGGTGACTTTGATGGTTTGTTTGATGCAGCTTTCGCTGTTACTGCAAACAAAATTACAAGAAGTGATATTTCACAAAATGACAATGAGGCTTTAGGTTCAGGAAAAGGTCTTACTATCCTTAAAGGATTATATGATGCTGCTTCTCCTGAATTATTAGAAGCAGGAAATCACGCATACTTTGTATCAGGCGATATCGCTGATGATTATATGGCTGCAACTTTAGAATCTTCTAACTTTGCTGCTGCAGGTTATGGTGCTATGGTTAATGGTGTTCCTCAACTTACTTATAGAGGTATCCCTCTAATCGTTCGTAGAGATTGGGATGTAGCTATCGCTGCTAATGTTGCAAACATTAACGGTGCTAACCACGCTACAGAAACTCACAGAGCTATGTTGACTACTAAAGACGCTTTTGTTGTTGCAACTGACTTTAACGAAAATTCTGTAGAGCAGTGGTATTCTAACGATAACAAAGAGTATCGTTTTAGAGTAGCTTACTCTATTGGATGTGCATTAAAAGATGCTAAACTAGCTTCTTACTACACTCCTGAAGGAATGTCTTAATATAATTTAGGGGGATGAAATATTCCCCCTAATAATTTTTAACAAAATAAAACCAAAATAAAATGGCAATAGAAAAAATTAGCGTTGTTCACTCCGACTTGGAAAGGAGAGGTGGTCTAAAGCACTTGGGTGTTTGCTTGTTTTCTGATATTAGTTCTGTGGCATTTGACTCTGCTGCAAATCACACGATATCAACAATCACAGAAACAAATGTTAAGTTATTTGAACTTAAGCAAGGTACAGGCTCACTAACTAGCTCAGGAACAAAAGAGGGTGGAACAATTATGTTTGAACACACTATTTCTGCTTATATACCAAATATGTCTGATGCACATATGTCTGCTATTGATACTTTAAGTAATGAGAACTTAGTTGTTTTTGCTACTGACTTCAATGATGTTACTTATGTAGTTGGTCTATCTAACAAGTATTCTCTTGCAGGAGATATTTCAAATGACCAAATGTATGCTAGACTATCAGGTGTTGAAGCTGCAACAGGTGCTGCTTTAGGTGATGAGAACGGAGTTACATTAACATTTACTGCTATGTCAGGTGAGTTACCATACTTACTAACTCCTGCTGTAACTGTTGATGCTTCTAACGGCTCATACTCTATAGCATAATTATAGTAACAAAGATACAAGTTAGGGGCATTTGCCCCTAGCTATGTATTTTTTTAATATATTGCAATATGTATAAATCAAAAG